CAGGCGTTTTGCAGACCATGGATTCAGCTGATTACGAGGTAGATGACGCATCATTCCCAGCCAGGATAGTACCAGCCTATGCAACGTCATGGCCAAATCACCGGCACACGATAAACTCTGTCCGTGTTGAGTTCGTTGCAGGCTATGGCGAGTCACAGACGGACGTACCGCAAACTATAAGGGATGCGATACTGGTTTCAGTAACAGACAGATTTGAACACAGAGGCAGCGACGGCGCGTTATCATCGGTTAGCCAGTTACTTCTGACTCCATACAAAACATGGTATTCTACACCTAAATAACTGAGGGTTTGACATGACAGATTTAACGGTAACCGCATCAGCTGTAGTACCGACAAGCACAAGCAAAACGCAAACAAAAATAGCAGCAGTTGCAATTACTGCTGGGCAGGTCGTTTATGTTAATTCAAGCAACCAACTTGCACTTGCAGACAACGACGCAAGTGCGCTTACTCCAGCGGTTGCCGGAATCGCTATCAACTCTTGCTCAGCTGGTCAGCCATGCAGTTATACTACAGAGGGCGATTTGACCATGGGCAGCATTATCACGGCTGGCACCATTTACGTGTTGTCCAGCGCAGCGGGCGGGATCGCTCCAGCCGCTGATCTTGGTGCTTCTGATTACGTGACTATCTTGGGTGTAGGAAAAACAGCAACGGTTCTAAGCGTGCATATCCATGCCAGCGGTAATCAGGTTCCTGCGTAATGTCTGACATTCCCGGAAAACTAGACCAGCGAATCACGTTTCAGGAGGAATCCAGGAACGACGATGGCGGCGGTGGCGTTATTCGGGAGTGGATCAACGTATCGGTTAATCCTACAGTTTGGGCGAGCGTGAGGGCCAAGTCAGGACGCGAGAGTCTTGCTACAGACAGGATTGACGCAGAGGCAGGGTATGTGTTCAAAATAAGGAACAGGGCTGATTTGACAGAAAAGAACATCATTCTATGGAACGGACGCAAGTTCAATATAACATTCGTTCAAGCGGTTTCAGGCAGGCCATTGTACTTGGAAATTGAAGCGGATCAAGGCGTAGCAATATGAGTGTTCGGATTACTGTTCGGATTACGGGCATTGAGCAGGTTGTTAAAGCTATGAAAGAGATAGGCTTGAGGCAGTCTGCCAACGTGATCAGAAACTCTATACACAGCCAAGCATCTCAGGCTAGAGATGAAGTCAGGGCCAACGCTCCGGTTCACCCGGTTGATGTTGTGAAATACAAAAAAGGCGAAGGCCAAAAGATCACTAAAAAAGGCACTCTAAAAAGAGCGATCAAGGCCAAGCGACGGAAGCCAGAGCAGGGAAATTCTAAATTCAGATCTGACGTAATAGTAGAGCATGGCAACAACGTAAAAAACGACGCATACTATTGGCACATGGTCGAATACGGAACAATAAAAATGCCAGCGCAACCGTTCATAGCGCCAGTGATTAAGAAATACATGGAGACGGCTGAGCCAGCAGTGAGGCAGGAAGTTATTGAACGAATTGAGCAGAAATTGCAGAGAGCTATCGACGCGTGACAGAATTGTTCGACATACAAAAAGGGATTGTTTCCAGGCTTAGAGCAACGCCTGGGCTTATGTCGCTGATAGTCGGTATTTATGACGACGTGCCACAAGAAGCAAAATCAGAATTGGAAAGCGCGTTTCCGTTTATTGTAGTTGGCGATGACGACTATACAGATTGGAGCACGAAAAGCGAAATAGGGTTCGAGGGCACGATGCAAATTAACGTGTGGTCTCGGTACTCAGGAAGGAAACAGGTTTTGGATATTTTTACAAAGCTACGATCTGCGCTGGACAGGCAATCAATACCGTTCGACTCGTATCATGTGTTGGATATTCAGTACGCTGGTCACAACACCTTTTTAGAGCCTGACGGCAGAACAAGGCGCGGTATAATCAACTTCTTAATACGATTCGAGGAATAGATAAATGGCAGCTGCAAACGGTAGACTGATGTTAATCAAAAAGAATAGCGTGGTGGTGGCTGGACTGCTTAACACGTCTGTTTCTTTTGCTGGTGAGGCGATTGATATTACTGACAAAGACTCAAACGGCAAGCGCACTTTGCTTGATTCCGTTGGCACGGAGTCATTGGATATTAGCGGCGACGGTATCACCAAAAACACAACACTACGCGCTCTGTGTTTGAATTCTGGCGGGACTCTTCAGGCGTCAGACTGGAGCTATGAGTTTGCCAATGGCGACACGCTGACAGGTACTTTTAACATTACTTCGTATGAAGAAAGCGGTGCGCACAACGACGCGGAGAAATTCACTATTGCTCTGCAAAGTAGCGGTGCATGGACTTACACGGCGGCTTAATCTATGTTTGAAGATATTGATATTGAGCTAGACGGTGTTACAAAGAAAATCATGGCCAGTAGCATAATGCCGTTGATTGGTCGTATTGAGCGGATAATTACCGTTCAGGACTTGTTCCAGTGCATGCAGGACGGTAAGCCTCCGCTTGCTTCAATCGCCATGGCATACGGTTTAATGCTGCGATCTGCTGGGTTTTTAATATCGGATCAGCAGGTTTATAGCGATATGTTTTCGGGCGAGTCTGGCGCTATTGAATCGGCTGCATCTTCGGTTACCAACCTACTAATGCTGATGATACCGCCAAGCGCACGAAACAAATCTGAATCAGAAGCACCAAAAACAACGGCAGGCAAAAAAAAAGCATCGTCCAAGAGTGCTACTTAATCGCTAGGGCTTGGGGCGTTCAGCCGTCTGAATTCTGGACTATGCACCCAACAGAATTTTGGTGGGAGTACGAATCAAGGGTTGAATCGAATCCCGGATCAAAAACCCAGCCGACACAAGACGACTGGGAATATGTTTATTCGCTACTTGAGGATTGATTTGTGGCTATAGTAATCAGGTTTATTGCCGAAACAAAATCATTCCTTGATGGCGTTGACCGCGCAATTCAAAAAACAGAACTGTTTTCTAAAAAATCAGTTGAAGAGTTTAGAGCAGCTACATTGGCAGCTGGCAAGTGGGCCTCTGGTGCTGCTGCTGCTATGGGTGTTGCAGCTGCTGCAATAGTCAAATCTAGCGCCACATCCGCAAATGAAATAATAAAACTATCCCATGCTGCAAACGCGAGCACTCAAGAGTTTCAAAAATATGCACACGGTGCAAAAAACTTAGGCATAGAAAACGATGCGTTTTCAGACATTTTGAAGGACGTAACAGAGCGTGTAGGCGAGTTCGCTGCCGTTGGCGCAGGGCCAATGACTGATTTTTTTGACAGGATAGGACCAAAAATAGGCGTCACGATAAAGGACTTTAGAAACCTATCTGGGCCACAAGCGCTTCAGCTTTATTACGACTCGCTAGAAAAAGCCAACCTATCGCAACAGGACATGACTTTTTTTCTTGAGTCCATGGCTTCTGATGTAACTGCTTTGATACCGCTACTGAAAGATGGCGGCAAGGCATTCGGAGAGCAAGCAACTGAGGCCGAAGAACTTGGCTTGGTTATTTCACAAATAAACTTAGAGAGGCTTGAAGATTTAGAGTATTCGTTTGATCGAATTACCTCCCATGCTGAAGGAGCTAAAAACAAAATAGCCACGCAACTACTGCCAATAGTAGAGGCATTGACAAAAGAAATAGAAAATTCAACTAAAAACATGGGCAGCTTTGAAAACGAAATGCGCTTCGTTATCGATGTGTCGGTTGGGCTGGTTGGTTGGTTTTTAGATACTTTGCACGGCGTAAAAGTGGCTTTTGCTGGGCTTGGTGTTGTCGGCTATGACTTTTTATCTACGATACAGTGGGTATTTACAGAGTCTGCAAAAGCAGTTGCATACTGGGTTGACGAAGCTATTTCAAAAATAAACCTCGTCATAAAAAACCTGAACACAATTAATCCGTTTGGTGAAATACCGTTAGTCGATACCGTAACGAACTCGGATTTTATGAAAGGCGTTCGCGCATCGCAAGCAGAGACGATGACTATACTTGGCATGATGCGTAAAGATTTTCAGGCATTGGTTATGCAAGAAATGCCTAGCGTTGGATTAAAGAGATTTGTTGACGATGCGATCAGGGAAGGTAACAGGATTGCGAATGAAGTTGATGATTCACCAGATAAAGATAAAGACAAAGGTCTTGATGCATTCGTTGACGAGGACAAAATAAAAAGGGATCAAGAGTTAGAAAAGAAAAGGCAAATGGATAGGCTTGCAATTTTGCGCGAAGGATTAATAGCGGAGGAAGAGATAGCGGCTGTTAAGTTTGCAACTGACATAGAGCGTCTTCAAGAGCATTTAGAGAACACGCTGATAACTCAAGAAGAGTACGAAAACCTTGCTAAAATTAAAACGCAGGAATTCACTGACGAAATAACGGAAATACGCAAGCGGGCAAACGATGTACAGCTACAGCACCAAGACCAGTTTTATAATGACTTAACTTCGCTGATGGCATCAGGCAGCAAAAAGGCACAGAAGATCGGCCAAGCGGCTGCAATAGTCCAGGCTGTACAAAAGGGTTGGAGTTCTGCCGTTAGCGCGTGGGAAGCCGGTATGTCAACGGGTGGGCCATTTGCGCCAGCTGTTGCCGCTGCTTATACTGCTGCTTCGTTAGCAAAAACTGGGATGCTAATATCAAACATCCGATCCGGTAGCAAAGCTAGTGGCGGTTCTGGCGGTGGCGGCGCAGTTGCATCAGCGGGTAGCGCACCACCAGCACAACGGTTCGACGTATCGCTATCCGGATTCAATCCTAACCAAGCCATGGGCATGAACCAGATGGGCGGCGTTATGGACTTTATCAACACGCGTATCCGCGCAGGAGAGACGTTTGGAGGCTTTAGTTACTGATGCCAGTCATGTTATCGCCTAGTGTTCGGGTGTTTGAGGATCGGCGCGGGATCAGCCAGGACGCTGCTTGTTTGCTGATTGACAACGTATTCCGGCGCGGGACAGTAACGGCGTCTAGCGAAGTCATTGCCAACAACGGTTATTTTGAAAACGCTATCGACGGTTTGACGTTTGACTGGTGGGAACCCGCTTCACTACCAGCATGGATCGAGGTTACCTTGCCAGTAGCTGCACCAGTTGATTGCGGCCTTATTGCGGTACACAGCGCCCTGACGTTCGTGTTTCAGTATCACGATGGTGATGGGTGGGTTAACCTGCATGATGCGGTAGAAAGCGGCACAACAGCCGTAATCATGCCGATATTTAACGAGGTTACCGCTACCAAGTTTAGGATCAGTGTTACCGACTTTGCCGGAGGAGACGCCGCATACCTTGGCGTGGTTATGCTGGGCAAGTCGATCCGCATGCCGAGGCCATTTTACGGTGGCCATGCGCCGATCACATTCAACCGCAAAACACAGATCAATCCACTGATCACAGAAGGCGGTTACGAAAAAGGTGTGATGACATTGCGCACAGGATCCGCAACGAGCGTCACCGTACAGCATTGCCCGGCAAACTGGGTGCGCGAGAACCTTGAGCAGATCAACAATGACCTACGTATATACCCGTTCGGCTTCGCTTGGCGTCCATTCAGCGAGCCAGATCAGGTTGCGTACTGCTGGCTTAACAATGAGATCAGCGCGACAAACAATGGCATACGCGACTTGATGGATGTTAACTTTGATTTTGAGGCGTACATAGGCGGGTTTTCGCTACAGCCGCCGGAACCTGAGTATATTTACGTTGCTATTTCTCTAGGTGACGGTGAAGACACTGAGCAAACGAGAATTATGCTTTATGACACTGCAACAGAACAGCCATTGATTAGAAATTTCATCGGAACATATTCTCAGACAAATTCAGGGTTTGAATACGTTTTAAAAACAGATAACGGAAATTTAGTTATTTGCTCAAGGCTTGGGTTGATACTGCTATCTACAGATGACGGCGTAACACTAACAGCCGCCGTAACAACAGCAACAAATATTCATTTTTGGGCAGCAGAGCAATCTACCACAGGAACTATAATTGTTGCCGGTGGTGCGGGTGGTGC